GCAAATCTTCTTTGTATTTTTTCTAATTTTAAAATATAAGGAGCATCTCCATTATTTAAATAAGCATTAGGATCATTAGCATTAGTATTTTTTATTGGTTTATATATAGTTTCTTGAGCTAAATAATCAACTTCATACCATATATTACCATCACTATCAGTTATATCTAAAATACCAATTATATTATCAGTATTAATATCTACTGTGGCAAATGGTGTTGGATCACTAAAAGTAAATGTAGTAGTATTAATAGTAGCTGAAATACCTTTGCGAGTTTTCTTTAATAAGAATCTATTTGGTTGATTACTGACAACACTATAAACTGTTACTTCAGTTGGATCATTTGAACTTGATACACTAAAATCAATAGGATCTTGTATTAAGAAATTTATAGGATTAGTTGATGTTGTTCTAAATGATGAATTTGGAGCAAAATATAAAGCATATGAAAAATCAGGTATTCGTATACTTCCACTTGTAATTGTAGGTACTTGTTGATATAAATCAATATCAACAGTAGCTACACCTGTTACATTAGGTTTGTAACCAAACATATATGCTAATTCATATAGATTATTTGTTTGGCGGGCAAACTGAAGGAATGTTTCTTGTATTTGATTATCTTGATAAAAAGATAATACATCTCCAACATAAGCAGCCATTTCCATAAAAGCCATACCTGGTGAGGTAGGACTAAAGTCATTGTATGTTGTTGGAAAATAAGTTTTAGTGAAATTTATTAATGCTTGTCTTAATTCACTAAAATCCTTATTAATATATTTTATATCTCTATTTTCAGCCATTTTTATTGAAATTCAATTTGTAAGTTATCGGTTATACCTGTGTTAGCTATACTATAATATAATTCTATAGTAATACTATTATTATCGGGATTTTGTAATATATTTAATGAATCAACTATAACAATAGGGAAAAAATTTTGTATTTGAGTTTGTATATCTTCTTTTAAAAAATCTATATTACCTGATGTTATTTGTTCAAATATAAATACTCTTAAATTGCCTCCTAAAGATGGATTTAAATAACGTTCATTTGTATTAGTTAAAAAATAATTAATTAAATTAGTTTTAATAGAATCTTTAGTGACATATGTTGAACCAAATACTCCAGGTTGATTAAAAGGAATAGACACACCTATAGCTATTCTAGGTTTTGTATCAATAGGAAATATTTTTTTAGCTCCGTATGCCATTATTTATTATTTAACAATCCCATAATTTGACTCATATCAACTTCACCTGGTGGTAAAGATGATCCTTCAGCAGCAGTATTTACAGCCATAGGTCTAAATACATTAGCACTTGTCATAATAATTGTATCCATTCCTGAGGCTAAACCTGCTGTTTCATTTAAAACATCCATGTAGCGTTGACGTTTTTCAGGTGCTGGGATTATGTTCTCATTAACTGCTCCAGCTCTGCCTACCCCAACCGATGTTGATTTAGGAGATTTAACGGCTTCTAAAATAATGTCTTTTAGTTCCTCATGAATTGCTTCTTTTACAGCTTCTTTGATTATTTTTTTAAATTCAGTTGGTTTCATATAATTATAAATATTTAATTAGTTAGCTTTTAAATTATCTCTATCAATAATAAATTTAAGTTCATCTATTAATGTTTGTTGGTTTGTTGTAAATGATAATGGCGTTTCTATAAGTTTTATATTATCTGAGTTAAGTCCTATAGCTCTAAAACGATTTACAGTATTTGAAAAAGGTACAGTCTCTATTTGAATTACAAATCCTTCATAAATATTTTCATTAGGACTATTTTCAGCTTCAATAGCTTGATTACTTATGTCTATTAAATTTTGATTAATAGGAGTTAAAGTTATGTTAGAACATTTAATTAGTTCCGCATCTAATTGATTTAACAATAAAATAACACTTTTTATAGTAACTGATAATAATGATGTGGCAATTGCTGCTCCACCGCTAATATTACGGAGTTTTTCTAAACGTGAATTACCTAAATTATCAAAGGTTATATTATTAGTAGCAGTATTTAAATCATCAATTCCAGATACTATCCCTCCATTTATAACAGGAAGAAATTTAGAAGCTATATTTATTCCTAGTTTAGTTACAGTTAATACATTTTTAACTAATATTAATAATTCAAATAATGTAGCTATTCCTGCAAAGGCTGATGTAGTTTGATCTAAAAAATTAGATATACTATTTAATCTATCAACAATATTATTTCTAACTTGAATTAAGTTATTTAATTTTTCTTGATTTGAACATAAAAATTCATCTTTAGCTTTTTTAATTTCTTGTATTAATTTAGGTTCAATTTGAGTTTTTATTTCTTCACCTTTTTTAATAAGAATATCTGATAGCCTATCAATACCCTGTTTTTTTAAATTATTTGGGGTAGCATTTTGGATTGTATTTATATCTATTCCTAAAGCCATTATAATGTTTTACTTATTAGTGATTTGGTTGTTGTTTCTAATTCAACTTTTAATTGAGTTAAATATGGAATTAACTGGGCAGCCGCTGGAGCAACAGCAGGACCAGCAGGTGTAGTAACCGATTGTAAAGCCGTAGCTAATGCTATTAATTGATTTACTAATCCCGATAGAAGTTTTATAGTAGTATCACCTTTTAATATTGATTCAGTAGCATCTTTACCTCCAAATTTTATTGTTAAGGCGTTAACTATAAAATTATTTTTAGTATCAAAATTAAATCCTTTAATCGCGTTAAATCCTATTGTTTGAGCACTACTTAATAATATATGGTCCTTATTACTATTAAATACTAAACGACCTGAGTTTAATATTATTTGTTTATCCTGGTATTGATTTGGTGTAGTAGGTTGTTCAGAATAACTATTATATATAGTTTGGGATGCTATTAATGGTATTTGTTGTGTACTAGTTAAATAAATAGAAGATAAATCCTTATTTATATCTTCTATAATATTTTCAAATCCATTATCTGCCGCGTCAATTAATTGACCATTTCTAAGAATAACAATAGGATCACCATTATTACCAGTTGATGACCAATTATTAGGTGTATTTTGAACTGTTGAACCTAATCTAATACTATTACCCCATCTACCTTCTAAAATAAAATCTCCTTCAAATGGTAATAAAGGATGTATATTTGATCTTTCTATAAAAGTATTTCCTAAATTTATTTTATTAGGAGTATCTAATATTTTACTAGTACTACCTATTTCAGATTCAGAGTAATTTTTTTCTTGAGGTAGTGGTTGTTGATTAGGTATATCTGGGTATGCGTTATGATGAGGTGAGTTCCATATTGATATGATATCTGTGTAATAAGTTTGTTTTATAGCTGTATTTTTGCCTATTTCTCTTGATGGAAATCTAAAAACAGTAACTAATTCATTAATTAAAGGATAATGTTTTATATTATTATTTAATGGTCTAGCATAAGGTAATGATTCAATATTGTTACTTTTATTTGATAATTCAATATTATCATCAAATATAATTGTACCTATACTATTCTCTTTACCTAACTCATTATATCTTGGATGAGTTGAGTCAAGAATAATACTTTTAACCCTAACAACATTTGAATCTAAGGTTTTTATTTTACTAAATAAATCACCTAATACATTATCATATGGAGTAGAATTATATGTATTATTTATAGCACTTTGTCCATCTCTAAATCTAACCATTATTTTGAATTTTATCTATTTCAGCCATTAATTGTGCTTTTTCTTCTTCTGAAATACCAAAACCACCATCATTTGCTGATGCTGAGTTATTCATAGTTCTTTGAATAATAGTAGCTATTTTAACTAATTGTTCATCATTTTTAACATCTATTTCTAAATATTCTTTAATTAATGGAACAATCAATGTGGCGTCACTTATTTCTTGAACAAGAGGTTTCAACTCAGCTATTAATGATGATATTTGGCGTGATTTTTTCTTTTGATTATCATATATCTCTTCAAGTAGATTTGAAAAGGATTTTTTACCAAATATAATTTTATCAAATTCACTCATATTTATTACTATTTATTTATGATAAATATATTCTATTTAAATTTTATATACCCATATTCTAAATAATAAGAATAACTATTTTTAAATATAGAATGTAATGTATTAGCTATTTTAGTAATTTTAGGTGTTTTTATATCTATAATTTCTCGAATGTAAATATATAGTGCTTTTTTATTAAAAATATCTAAATGTTCACGTTTACGAAATAGTTCAAGAATAGCATCTGCTGTTTTAGCATCATTTTCTTTAGGGAACAATTTATAAATATTATTTGTACAATATTCTACATATTGATCTATAAACCAATATAACTGATCATTAGTACTAATATTATTATCTAATGTATATGAAAATTTTTCGTCTTCACTAATATTCTCAATTTCAATTTTATCTACTCGTTTTTTGTAGTTTTTAGCGTTATCTATAATAAGATAACGTTTAGCTATAGTTCCAAAATAAGAGTAAGCTTTAGCGCCCCTATCGGGATTGAAAAGATGAATTTTAGATAATAAAAATATTATTACTTCATGTTGTAAATCTTCTATATTGTCTACTTCAGTATAATAAAATTTAAAAGTATGAATAATATTCTCAGTTAATTTAAAAAATGCTGGGTGTATTTTTTCATAATATATTTTATTTCTTTCCTTAAAAGAACTAGTATTATTATATAATACAATAGCCTTCTCAGTTTCTGAGGTGAAATATGGTATAGATTTCTTTTTTGTTTTAGCCATATTATTTAGGAATCTTATATTGATTTAGTATGTTTTGTATTTCTTTTACTTTAGTAAAAAAGAATCCAATTTCATCATCACTTTTAAACATACCTTTTTCATCAATTTCTTTTAATTTTTTATCTGTAAAATAAATGGCTTCATTGATACTATCCATATATACTTTATAAGAAAATATGATGTCTTCTGCCTTTTCATTTTTTCTTAAAAGATTAAAAGTTGTGAACCCTAGGATCACAACTAAAACACTTAATACACTAATTGCTATAATCATTATAAATTATCTAACATGTTTTTTAAACTATCACTTTTAATACTACCTAATGCTTTATTTTTAGTTGGTACTTTAGATTTAGGAGTTGGTGTGGAAACTGGAGTATTATTATTTAATTTAGGTAACCATTCACGTTCAAATTCAACACGAGCAGCTAATAAATCAGCTTGATGTAAAATATAAATTAATGAAGTACGAGGTTTGGTTTCTGGTAGATAATTAATTAAATATGGTTTATTTGCTTCATCATATAAACCGTCATGGAGTTTGATAGCTAACATTTCATTTTTAGTAAATGTTACACCATGAGACATTAATAAATGTAATCCACGATCTGGAACTGACATAAATTCTAAACGATCATTGAATTTATAATCTTCACCTAGTTTTTCTTTTCTCCATTGATCAGTCTGAGGAATATAGGCTTCGTTATTTTCGTCTCCCATTTTTCCTAAGTCATGATTTAGAGCTGAGAATACTAATTCTTCAAT